CTAAGAGATCAGAGAGCAATTGTTTATAAGAGATTCAAACGTGTAGTCGAGTATTTGTTTAATAATTATGATATTAAGCCTAAAGACTGATTTCGTATAATGTTGCCATGATTATGTTACATGCACTTCACATTGCTACAAATAAAAAGCCCAATGGTATCTCTCCAGTGGGCTTTTTATTTGTCAATGTTGCTACGATCCCGACAGCACAGAAGGGCATTTAACATCAATCTGCATTATACGAATATCAGTCTTCTATATCACAATAAATTGTAATTTCCTTTTTTAATCCGCTTTTTTTACTTCTTCTATATATTTCATTACATCTTTAGCTTTTATCTCGTTTAAGTGCTTGTATAACAATGCATTAATTATGTCTGCTTCTTCAATTCTTTCTTTTGTCTCAATAATAAAATCTAAAGATAGTTCTTTAATCTTCTCTGTAAATTCACCGCGGATTCTATAGGTTTTTGATAGATCTGACTTTTTCATGCTTTGTACAACTTAGTTAACTGTGATGCTATTATTCTGTCACATGTTGTATTGTTGCGTGCAATTGTGTTATGTTTCGGTTAAATCATTGCGTGTGATGTTGTTGCATGAATAACTATACTTTTAAAAGTCCACAGGATTTCACACAAGCTGCTTTCAATAGAGTGGCTGAGTTAGTTTCTCAAAATGGTCAGTTCTGCCTTGATGAATGTATTCCTGCTTTCTCTACAGAGCAGTGTTTAGAACATTTGGCATTAGTAGCTGCTGAAATGGCTTATGACTATTCATTGATTGATGCACATGCAGATTTATACAAAAAAGCAAATCAAGAATTAAAAGATGAAATGGGGGATTGCTAAGTGATTATTCATTCTGTTCATCAAATAGATATCGTTGAATGCCCACACTGTTTTTGCAAGATGCACAAATCAGTTTTGCCATTTCATATGACGCGTTGCATGGGGTAATTTGATATGTCTTCTAATAAGAAAAAGTTATCCGCAGATTCTCAAAATCAAAATAGCTTAACCTGTCAAAACACAGGAGAAAGCCTTAAAAACAAGCCTAGATTCGCAACTAACATCGTTGTTCCTACCCCCATTTATAATATGGGGGTTACGGCAGTCGATCCTCGTCTCCAATTTGATGAATTCACCTTCCCCCGCAAGCTAGACAACCAAAAAATGGTTTTAACAGATAAGGGGCAGGTGCCTGTTCTTCATTCTGTTCCGTGTGATGAGTACGGCATTGCCGGTCATGACTGGGTAACATTTTCATTCTGTCAATCTACCCTGGGTGATGCTTATTACTCTTTGGCTCCTGAAGATGCTGAAAGTGAACTCACTTATGGCATTGAAACATTCCTTGACCATCATCTATATGAGATTTTTGGCTTTGGCTTAGCTGCTAAACGTGAAAAGGGCATGCATAACTACAAATTTTCCTACGAAATGGAAGATATGTTGGGCATGGTTCTTTATGGTCATTCTTCTAAGCGCATCAGTGTTCAAATTAATGGTTCAGGTTGTGCTTTAGCTCGTAAAGGTTGGCAATTACGTCTATTCAATTGGCTTAACTCTTACAAAATGGTTCATCAGGAAGATGGTTCAAATAAGGTTTTCGGCTGTGTAGCTCCAAAAATTACCCGTGTTGATCTTTGCCATGATGACTTTGAAGGTCGTTTTATCACTGTAGACGTTGCCGATCTATGGGATAACTTGGACGGTTTTTGGTGTGGTGGTCGTGCTCCTCTTATTCAGCATCTTGGTGCCTGGAAGCGTCCTTCCGGTAAAGGTCGTACTTTTACTGTTGGAGATCGTACCAGTGGCAAATATTGCCGCATCTATGAACGTGGCAAAAAAGAAGGGGATAAGGACAGTAAATGGGTTCGTGCAGAAGTCGAATTTAAGTCAAAAGACCGTTATATCCCTTTAGATATTCTGCTTGAGCCTTCCAAGTATTTTATTGGTGCTTACCCATGCTTTGAATGGCTTGCTCGTCAATTACAACAAGACTTGATCAGTCCTCAAAAAACTGAGGTTGTTAAGAAGCAATCTAAGATCAACTGGGACAAATCAATCGAAATTGTTAAAGAACAGTTCGGTAAATATATTCGCCAATACTCAAAAATTATAGATTCTGATGAATTGGTTCAAATGCTTTCATCCGAAAAAGATGAAGTTCCAAAACGTCTAGAGTTTTCTCATAAAGCTGTCATGCAATCTATCCGCATTAAACAGCCAATTTCTAATACTTCTGATGACCTTCCGCTTTTTGTGGGTGTTCCTCATTTAACTTCTAATCCATACAAGGAAAATCAAAATGCAATTTACATCTGATGTTGTAGTACGTGGTTCAAAGCCTTCTAAAGGTGAATATAACGGTACTGTTTATAACTCTACCAAAGTTTATATCGACACTGAGATGCAAGCTGGTGAACGTTCATCTGGTCAAGTTACCTCTGAATATACGTGGGGTACTTCTGAAAATTATGATCGCATTGAAAAAATTCCTCACCCATTTAAGGCTAAGGCAATCATGCAGATTGTTTCAAATGGTCGTGAGTCTAAAACGATTCTTGTTGACCTGATTCCTGAAGGTCAAGCACCAGCTAAATCTTAAGGATTTTAAAGTATGTCATACGTTTGCGAAGTCGTAAATGCAGCTACACAAGCGTGTGATCAGTGGGCTGTTTACAGTCCATTTCTTCCAGAACTTACTGATGAAGCCAGAGATGAGCTGATTAAGTATGTTTTGAAAGTGTTTGCTGGAGTTTTCATTATTACTCGTGTTCTCCAGATAGCAAAAAAAGCACGTTAACTAAACTTAAAAAGGAGAATCCCATGGGATTACAAAACGTAGAAAAAATTGAAACTCAACAAGTTCACAAAAAAACTTGGTTTCAAAAATATTGTCCAACCTTTGCCGCTGCTGGTGCTGCTACTGCTGCTCTTGTTGCTTCATCAAGTTCTAACGCTTTTATTAAAGCTGCTGATGTAACTGCTGCAACGACTGCTGCTGGTGGTGAAGAAGTTCTCAGCTCTACTGGTATTTGGGTTCTAACTATTGTTGTGGGTATGGCTGTATTTGGTTTGGTTATTTCCGCAATCAAAAAGAAATAATAAAACCTCCACAATTGTTTTTAGGTGCAGATCATGTCAGTTGAATCATTTTTAAATTATTTCATTCTTGCTGTGATCTGCATTGCTCTTTATAGGATTTTAAAATGATCAGAATTATTCCTCTTTTAATATCCTTTCTCTTATTTTTTTCTGTTACTGAATTACATGCTTCCGCTGCTGAAAAGTGGGAATATGAGCCTGTAATGAAAGATATGAATATTCATGTCAAAGCCTATAAAGTCGATCAATACGGCAATGCTGTCAATGATTATGAATACAATACAAAGATCGATCCAAAGACTACTGCCAATAGACAAAAAATGGGTACTGTTGGTTTTGGCCGTTTATTAAAATCTACAGGTTGGGGTTTGTTGGGTGCTGCTGCTCTTGAAGCCTTGCTTGAATCTGTAGATTGGATAATTGATCCAGAAGCTCAAAGCATTTGGCGTAATAAATCTGAACCTGATCAATATGGTGATTGTTTTGGCGGTAAGTACCTTTTTCGTGCTCAAACTGGAAAATGGACAACCTGTCCAATGGAAACGATTACCAAATTCTGGGCTTCACAGTCTGGCGGTGGAGTTACTTATACATTTGTAAGATGGCAACAATCACCAGAGGATGTAATTAAAGGAAAGGCTGATCAAATTCTTTATACTGTTAGCAAGAAAGTTACAGGCGGTAGTACTAATGAAACGCCTAACCAAAAATTAGATTATAAGCCAAATCCTGATTATGTCCCTAAAGAACCACAAAAAGAATATTTAACACCTGAAGAATTAGCAGATTACGCTAATCATACTCATCCTGATTATTCTAATGCTCAATTAGCTCCAAGACTTGAGCCTAATTATTCTCCTAATATTGCTTCTGATCTTTGGAAGCCTGCAAATGCTTGGGAAGAAGTAAATAGCCCTACAGTTCAAGAAGTACAAAGAAAACTTGATGAAGCTCAACCAGAGCCAGAAAAAGACGCTGAAATAAAACCCAATCCAGAAACTGGCGGTTCTGTTTTACCTAAGTTTTGTGATTGGGCTGCTTCAATCTGTGATTTTATAAATTGGTTTAAACAGCCACCAGAAACACCTGAACCAATTGAAGTACCAGAAAAAGAGCTTGAGCAAAAAGAAATTAAAAAAGATTTAATTAGTGCAAATGTTCGTTCATGTCCTGCTGATATTCATTTTGATGTTCAGAATTTACCTTTTGGTATTCAAGTTAATAAGGGTGTCCAGATGCAGCCGATCTGCGACACAATCGAACCTCTTAAATATGTTTTTCAGCTTTTTACTCTAGTCCTTTGTGGCTTCATTTTGCTGAGGGTTTGATATGTCTAAGTTATTGGCTCTCGTTCTTACTTCATTAATATCTAGTGTAATTGCTCGTGTTCTTATGGGTGCTGGGCTTACGTTTATAACTTATAACTGGGTCACCGATATTTTAGACGATCTAATTTTAGAGTCACAAAAGTCTTTAAATTCACTTCCCGAAATTGCTCTTTCTTTTTCAAAGTTACTTGAGCTTGATATTTGCCTTTCAATGATTCTATCCACAATACAGCTTGTCTTGTTTATCAAGTGCGCTCGTCTATGGGTAGGGAAGTCTTAACACATTTAGGGCGATCGCTACGCGCGCGCGCTGGGTGGGGTGAGCCTGCGATCCCTGCCTAGTGTGCGCGTGGGGAGATCGAACAAAAGGGGTATAAAATGCTTACAGCCATATCAGCACCACCTGGATCAGGTAAGTCACTCTGGTGTGTAGAATTATTAGAAACAACGGTTAGAAAGAATCCTAATAGGATGATTTTCACCAATATCATTGGTATTAATATACCTGGTGTACTTCCTATAACTTCTTCAACTAATAATCCTTTCGACTGGCGTGATCTTCCTGATGGTGCTTTGATTGTTTTTGATGAAGCCCATGAGCATCCAGCATTTTCAAAAACTGATCTTTTAAAAAATTATCAGTTACCTAGACATATTAATGATTTATATGATAATGAAGTTGCTAAGATTTTAGATTATGCAAATCTTGCAACTGCTTTAAAGATTGATTTGTTAGCAAAGCATGGCTTTGTTTATTCAGAACTTCCTTTAGCTTTAAAGGTTAAGGAACAAGAACAATTAATACAAAAGGTTCGTAATCTCCAGAAAATAGCACTGGAGAAGGCAAAGGAAGATATTTTAGACATTGGTCGTGCCTTAACTATGCATCGTCACTTCGGTTTCGATATTGTATTAGTTACTCAAAAACCTGATTTATTAAATGCATTTGTTAAAGCTGCAACTTCTGAACATTTAATTCTTCGTCGTCTTTTTAAATTGCAATTGGCGATTATTTACAGCTATTCAGAGATTCAGGATAGTTTCGGAAATGCTACCCGTAAAAATGCCTTGTCTTGGAAAATATGGTTTTTCCCTAAACGTCTTTTTAAATATTATATTTCTGCAGAACAGCATACGGCTAAGGCTTCACTTCCTTGGGGCTTAAAAGTTCCTATTCTATTACTTGTCTGTCTTGTTCTTTATTCTGTTTATCGTGGTTATTCTTCTGATTTTGGATTTTTTAAAAATTCAAATGAAACACAATCTGTTTCTTCTTCTGGATCTGCTTCGCCAGCTCCACAACAAACTAATAATTCTAAACCACAGCAACAGCCACAACAGCAGATTCAGGATTTATCCAATATTTGTAGAAAGGCGGTAAATATAGAAACGCCTGAATGTATTAAATGGTTTGATGATATTTCTAAAGGTGGGTTGTCTGTTTCTTCAACTGGTGAAGTAAGTAATAAAAAATATGATCCTTCAAAACCTTATGACTATGAATATGTCCCTGAAGATATAACCCCAACTGATTTCCCTAGAATGTCAGGTGTTGTAAAGCTCTCCAGTGGCAAACTTGTTGCTGTAGATCAGCAGGGGAACTACATGCTTTCTGTTTCTGAAAAAGACTGTAAACGTTGGTTAGATGGTTATCGTCCGTTTAATTATTTTGCTAAAAACAATTCTTCCTCAACTCCAAGTCAGGACAAAGCAGAACGAGTGTCCACGAGTGGCAAGGAAACATCAGAAGATAAAGAACCTTCCTCTCTGGAAAACAATGCTCCCATTAAATCCTAAACTGTAATAGCCAGAAAATGGGTTGGGGTTCCCATTTTCGTCGAATAGTAATATAACTACTGGAGGTATTCATGATCATAATTATTATAGAAAATCTTTAATAATTTCCGATCTTTTCGGAACTTTTCCATATTTTATTGATTCTTTTGACTTTATAGTTATAGGTAGTTTATTGATTTCAAGACTTTTAAGAAATTTACCTTTTTCTCTTAAGCTACTGATTTCATATACAAATATTTTGTTTTCACGTTTTACTACATGCTTTTCTAGTAATGCATCCTTTGCAAGCTTATAAAGCATGTTTGTATTTGATATATATCTGTTTTTATTAAATAGATTCTCAAACATGGTCTATCTCATTTCAATTGAAAGGTGAGATTCTACACTTAATGTTGTAATTTTATATACGATTATTAGAGTAGCGTCTTATAACATGCGGGTTACGATTGAACAAAATTAGATCAATAGGGTGTTTTATATTTACTGGAGACGTTAATGGCAAGTTTATATTCTATGGATCATATTTCTTATGATCCTATTAATGGTTATTTTTACAAAGGTAAAAAGATTTCTGATGAAAAAGCTAAAGACTTAAAGCATAAAATTATTTTAGCTGAATTAGGTTTTAAGCTAGAGGAAGATTCTCAGCTATCAATTCCTGAAAAAGATTTAATGGCTTCTTTGTTTACAGAGGTTTTAATTTATAACGATCTAAGAGATCAGAGAGCAATTGTTTATAAGAGATTCAAACGTGTAGTCGAGTATTTGTTTAATAATTATGATATTAAGCCTAAAGACTGATTTCGTATAATGTA